AAGCTGAGTATTTGTCAGATGTGTTAGGTACCTCTGCTCCCCTTTCCCCTCCGAGTAACCGGACCCAACCGATGGTAGTCCAGAGTGCCGGGAAACCTAGACCTTTGTCGAAGTTTTCCGATGACACTCTGCTACTGAAGCCACTTCATAAAGCGATTTATGATCATCTTTCTACTAAGAAGTGGCTTTGCCGGGGTGATGTTACTGCTGAGGCGCTTGACAAGGCAGGGTTTGCCGCGGGACTTGGCGATTTGGTTAGTGGCGATTACAAGTCGGCCACTGACAACCTTCCACTGGAAGTTGCGGAATTAGTGCTGAAGATTATTCTCCGGAAGTCTAATGTGGTCCCCCAAGGGATCCAGGACTACGCGCAGAGGATACTTCGGCCCTGGTTCATGAGGTCTGGCGAACGTGTTGATGTGACGTCTGGACAGCAGATGGGGAGTCTTTTGAGCTTCCCACTACTGTGCATTCAGAACTACATCGCGTTCCGTTGGGCCTGCAAAAACCGCAAAGTAGAGTGCCCCGTTCTCATAAACGGGGACGACATTCTATTCCAGTCATCCCTACCGGGCTTTCCGGATGAGTGGATGAAGGTTGTTGGTGAGGTTGGCTTGGAGGTCGAGTGTACCAAAACCAGTGTAGCCTCGGACTACGGGACTCTTAATTCTACCCTCTTAAGGTGGAAGAAAGATCGTCTTCGTGTTGTCCCTACACTGCGTTTCGGCATGCTGCGTTCCATGCCCTTTCCGAATTCCCTGTCCAAGGGCTTTTCCTCTTTCTGTACGCCAGGCTTGCCGGCTCAAGTTCGGTTCAATGCCGGGCTTGAGTTCTTGAAGTGGCACTCATCCATAATCCGTAAGACCGGCCTTTCTCCTCAAGAGTTAGGTTTTTCCGGTCGTATGGCGTGGAGGTGCTTCTTTAAGGTCGGCTTGCTTCGAAGCCAGAAAGTGAAGCTCCGCGACGACCCTCTCGCGTCGATGAAGAAAGTTCTCCCCAGGCCCCCGTGTCCTCACAATTTAGCTCTATCGAGCGATGCGGTGGACTGGGTGCCTTCTCTGTTACCAGAGGAGGAGCTTTTAAATCGACGCGAAATGGCGTCTTGGAAGTGGAGGGTAAAGGATACTTTCAGTGAAAGTAGCAAGAGTCTAAAGGTTCGGTTCTGGCTGGGGCTTTCGCGCCCGGCTGTAGCCGTTCCTTCTCTTCTAGCGATCGCTGAGAGTAGGAGAGAGGTACCTGACTGGTACCAGCGGGTAAAGAAGGAGTATTTCGAGCCTCGCGCTCAGGAGCCTGTTCGGCAGTTCCTTTTCAAGGGAATTGACAGGCTGCCTCAGTACGATGAGGTAAATACTCTCCTCGGAGGTGAGATGCTGGAAGCCAATATGAGCTATCCTTCCAAAGATGATGCCGCGTTCAATAAGGCATGCTTCTTTGAGGACTTGTACTCTCTTGGCGTTCCAGCGAGGAAAAGCACTGCGACGTAGCAACGTCGCGCAGGGTGCGAGAGGGGGTCGAATGCTATGTTCGACTGGGCCTGGTGGTTGCCCGCTTCTCAAGAAACCTCACTTTGTGGCGTCCGTGTTAGTCTCCGGTTGATGTGTAGCGTGTCGTTCACGCTAAATCGCCGGGTTTGAGACTTTCGTCGGGGAAGCAAGGTCCTCTCTAGCTAAGCCAATGTAGTCCGTCTAACGAACGGGTGTATGGGCCCAAGGTAGGGAGGTGGGGAAGGATTAAAGTTCTCGATCCAATGATCCCCTGATCAACGCGACAGGCGGTAGCTGCAAAGCTGCCTGGCTTCGATCAGCGGTCAGGGTGGGAGACTGTCGATGGGTAAGTGTGCCAGAAATGGTACGGCCGGTCGCTATAGCTGAAAAGCTGTAGACGGATTGGTTTGCCGAAACGCAATGGCTGCCCGATGACGTCGTCTTGTGCCCCCCGCGGCAAGTGTC